AAACCCATCGCTGGACGAATTTCACCGAACTAGGGCGGCAGTTGTCAGCTGCACTTCAGTCGGGCCCGAAGAGGGGGAGAGATGGCGGTCATTCGTCGATCGCAACGACGCGCTCGAGATGAGTCCAATTAAGGACGGTCCCGAGCTCAGAGGCGCAGTCCAACAAATCGACAAACTCGGTGAGGTCGGCGTGGGTGAGCCCATACCGCAACATCAAGAAAGCGTAAGTGGACGCATCCGGCTCATGAGGGTGGGAGGCTCGTATGTGGTGGTCGTACTCCACGGGGGTAACCCCAGGAGATAAACGCTTGACACACTCAAGGTACTCACGCAGAAACGGGATGTGCGCGCAAGAAAGCTCCATGCCGAGGGCTACGCCCCGGGGATCATCCTTGCTACTGGAGGTGCTCCAGGGGAGGCGCGAAAGCACCCGCCCGAGCTTGGGGCCCCAAATGGTGCCCCCCTCAACCTGCCATGGAATGGTCTGGCAAAACTCGAGTTCGCCGAGATTCTTGGCCTCAGCGAAGTCGGAGATGAAGCCAACTTCCAGCTCGCGAGCGTGGAAAGTCGCGGGCTCAACTGGGTGTCCCGAGATGACAGCCCAGTCGTCGCCGTTGCCGGCTATGTGTAGATGGCCGCGGCGAGGCTCCCCAAAAGCGTGGACCTTACCCGTGAGGTTCCTGAGAATTGAACTCACGGAGGTGGCGGAGGTTCCGGACCCCAGCTTATACTCGGTTGAGTAAACCACGTCTACCCTTTGTCCACGGCCCGCGAGCGTTTGGCTCCCGAGGCGGCAGAATTTATAGTCGGGGTTGTCGACTTTGTCGGTGGTGAGACGCATCTCGTAGTCAAAGATGTCGCGGGTCCGTCGAGTTTCAAACTTGTTCTCGTCCCCGCAGTAAACGTAAGCACGTCCACAAACACCCGTGACACAGGAAATAGCGTCGTCCAGCCAACCGCCAAAATTTTCGGCAGTTGCATCAGGCCCATTGACCCAGACCATGGGAGACTCAGTGCAAACGGAGAGCCGTTTGCGTATCATCTTGGCGTAGGTCCAGTCGTAAGGCCCGGTTGTCACCGTGTACGTGGGCTTGTAGGCCACGACCAGGCGTTCATCAATGTTGGGCGGCCCCGCAGCCGTGCACATCCCCGATTTTTCGACTTTTATCATCGCGGAGCCACGGAGATCGGAGCTGTTGAGGTCGCGATTGCGCAACTCCTCAATGGCATTGGTGAATTTGGTTCTTTGGTTCGCAGGGAACTTCTCGAGCCAAGCGGCTATGATCTCAGATGTGACCACAATCTCATCCACGTGGAACGCAGACAGGGCCGACCCACCCATGGCACCCAAATGGTAGAGGTGCTCCCAAAGGCCGTCTTTGGGGGTGGGCGTCTCTCGTCCGATGCGAACCGCGAAACCGTGGAGGAACGCGGGCACATCAGCCTCGGCGGTCGTAGGGACGAACGGGCCGAGGGCGACGAGAGACAGGTGCACCGAGCTCAAAGGCGGCGGTGGCCGCGTCTCTGGGAGAACGCGGACTTTAGTCTTCTTAGCCTGAGGAGGGACGGGCAGAGTCTTCCGGCCATAGACCGGATAAAACTGCGAGTCAGTACCGATGACGACAGGCTGAGCGACTGTGGAGGCGATCCTACCCTGCC